GCATATCAGTCAGCTAAACCAAAACTTGATATGATTAAAAAAGTTAATGAGCTCTGGACAGAAGGTTGGGAAGTTCTAATTTTTACTGCACGTGGTATGAATACTTGTAATGGAGATATAGATAAAATCGAATTAAATTATAGAGAGCTTACTGAAACATGGCTCAAAGAAAACAGAGTGTGTTATAATAAGCTACAATTTGGTAAACCATCTGGTGATTATTATGTAGATGATAAGAATTTAACATTTTCAGATTTTCTTAGAGGAAACTTTCAATGATAGTTTTTGCAAATGGATGTTTTGATATTCTGCATCCAGGCCATATACACACTTTAAAATTTGCAAAGCAGTTAGCAGGGCAAGATGGTAAGGTTATTGTCGGATTGAATAGTGATTCCAGTATTGCCCTTATTAAAAGAAAACCAATCTTTAATGAGCAGTTTCGTAAAACAATGTTAGAATCGTTACGTTATGTTGACGAAGTTCGTATATTCGAAACTGAGACGCCTTATTTATTAATTAAGGAAATCAAACCTGATTATATTGTTAAAGGACCAGATTACATTAATAAGCAAGTCATTGGAAATGATATTGCTTTAGTGCTTTTTGCTTCTCAAGGTCTAGAAATATCTACAACAAAAATAATTGAAGAGATTAAAAAGCGATGAAGAAATTACTTGTAGTTGGTGATATAATATTAGATAAATATACTCATGTTGTTAGCAACAGAAAAGCTCAAGAAGCTGATATTCCAGTATACGATCCTGTTAATAACGGTGAAATATATATTCCAGGAGGAGCAGCGAATGTTGCCTTTAATGCTGCAGCGTTATCTATTGATGAGTTTACAGTTGAGTTAAGTGGAATAACTGAAAATAACATTTCACTTCAAATCATGAATAGTAATCTTGTTTCATGGGCAGAATTTGTATTTGGTGATGTCATAGAGAAGCATAGATTAGTTATGAATAACAAAGTTGTTGCTCGTATTGATAATAAAAAGAAATTTGCAGATGAGAAGATTAAAGAATTTGAAGACTTATTTCTTACAAGTAATCTTTCTCAGTATTCTATGATAATAGTTTCAGATTATGATAAAGGAACTGTAACTGATAAGATTTTAAATTATATAAAATCAAGTGGAGTAAAAACTGTAGTAGATTCAAAAAGATATGATTTAACTCCTTACAAAGGATTTTATATTCTTAATGTTAATGAACTTGAGTATGGTTTACAAGTTTCAAATAGAAATTATACGACAGTCGAATCTTTGTTTGATTTTGTCTTAGTAACTCGTGGTGCAAATGGTGCAGAATTAAGACAATACGAAAAATTTAGAAGCGATAATTTTATGTACACTGTTCACACTGAAAATTTTCCTGTGAAAAGTGTTCCAGTAGTTGATGTTACAGGCTGCGGAGATACGTTTACTGCGGCATTGACTGTTGGATTACTACGTGATCAGGAAGATATAAGAAGTGCCACAAAATATGCTAATATGTGTGCATCATTAGCAGTTCAAAGGTTTAGTACAGCAAGGATAACAAAATGGGATTTTTTGAAGAGCTTAGAGCAAAGTTAGAATCAATAAAAAATGGCAAGCAGAAACCAACTGAAGAGCCACCAACATTTGTAGAACAAATTGGAAATGTCTGTAGTGAACCATTCTTTGGTCCATTAAAAGCAATACCAAGGAATAGAACTGAAGTTTACGAGATATATGGTCGTGCAGAAAAGGATACTAATTCTGCACATAAAACGTTTCCTAAAGCAAAAATGACAATTGCTGAAAATTTGCCAGGGTCATGGAATAACAATAAACCAAGACTTTATATGCTAGGATTTATGGAAGATTACTTGAGAGAAGCTTTAAGTAGGTGTAAGCGTTTAGACGTCTTAGACTATATTACTAGAATGGGCTGTTATAACCATAGACATATTCAATATGACTCATCTATGCCGTTGAGTTATCATTCGTGGGGTGCTGCAGTAGACATTAATAGTGATGATAATGGACTAATCTATTTTAGTAAGAAGCCTATAGGACCGCCATTCAGCAAGCAATGGTATGCTGTTTATCCAAAGTCAGTTCCATTTGCTTTAGTTAAAGCATTTCAATCAGTTGGTTTCACATGGGGTGGAGATTTTAATGCTGCTAACGAATCATGGACAGAAAATGTTTGGAAGTCTGGAGATAGATACGATGCCGGTGACGACCCAAGTAAATGGCCAAAGTGGTGGACGAGTAAACGTTACACAGATCCAATGCATTTTGAGTTAATTAAATAACTTATCTAATGTTTGTAAATAAAATAACAAAAGCGTAGTATAATAAATAAAGGAGATAAAATGAAATTAGACAAATACGTATTGGCTGAAATTATATCGATTATTCAAAGTGGGTTGATGGGTCAAAAAGATGTTTCTGAAGAACTTCGTAATTTAGATCTTTGTCAAAATAAAGATTTGCTTTGTTTGACTGATGACTATCTTGCAGTTCGTGGTAGAAAAAATCCATATAGCGAGGAGTAACAAATTGCCGATTTACGCTTATGAGTGTCCAAAGTGCAAAAAAGTTATTGAACTTTTGCAGCCAATGGATAAAAAACTTGCTCCATTATGTGTAGAAGAAGGATGTACCGTTGATATGGAACCAATAATATCTGTTACTAACTTTTCTCTTAAGGGTCATGGATGGTATAAGGATGGATATTCTTCAAAAAAGGAATGATTATGATTTTTGGAATTTTGATAACACTTAGCGTAATCGTCAATATTGCTTTATTTTATGTAGTAAAAGGTCTTGCTGAACGTTCAATGCAGTATGACGCAGCATTAAACAATATCGTTGAAGATTTAGACATATTCATAGACTACGCAGATTCTCTTTTGGAAAAGAAAATTTTTTCCATGTCACCTGAAATTATAACTTTTACTCAAAATTTAAGAGATATGAGAAAAAGACTTGAAGATCATGTTACACTATACTTTTATGCAAATGCAAGACAAAGGAAAAAGAAAGTTAAACAGACTACAACAAATTCATTACAACAATAAATCGAAAGAAGTAAATGTCGCAATACTTTACTGAGCAAACAGATGTATATATTAAAGATTTTTTAGAATCAGATGTTCCAGAAATAAAACATAAACTGTTTAACGAAGGAATAAAACCTGCATTTGAAAAACTTATAGAAAATTTAATATATGTTTATAAATTTTTTAATCTTGGGGAAGATATAGAAACTTTAAAAAGAGATTGTCTTGCAAATTTATATCAAATGTTGCCCAAGTTTAAACCAGATAAAGGTAAAAAAGGATTTTCATATTTTAATGTAGTTGCAAGAAACTGGTTTATTCAAAAGGCCAGAGAACGTACCAAGAAGAATAGAATAGAAAGAGAAATTCATGTAGATATTGATCGTGATTCAGTTAAAAATAATGAAGCATTATCATATTCTTCTCATGAAAGTAGTGTGCTTGAAAAAGAATTTTGGTTGAGCATGTATAGAGAGTTTGACTTTTGGAGAGATAAACTACAAAAGAAAAATGAAAAGAAACTTCTAGAAGCTGTTATATTCTTATTGACGAATCCAGAACTGGTCTCTATTTATAACAAGAAAGCAGTCTATCTTTATCTCAGGGAAATGACTGGACTAAATGAAAAGCAAGTTGCTATGAATCTTAAAAAGCTTAGAGAACTTTATGAGAAGTTTAAAAATGATTATCATAGTAGTATGACACCATAGATTATGAAAAAGAAAAATTCAGAAGATTTTATTCAAGATGCATTTGATAACATTTGCTCAGATCGAAAGAAACTAGAAGATTTATACACTGAAGTTTCTAAAGTTGCTAAATTGGCAAGTGATGCCTTAGGGCTAGCTTCAGTATCTGAAAACCTTGTGAAGATAACAGATTCTCTCACAAAGCAGACCGGGCAAGTAGTAGAACTAGCTAAACTAAAACAAAAAGCAGAGCTCATTCAGAAAAAACCAGATGACGAAGAAATCACTGACAAAGATATCAGTGATTTCTATAGTGATTTTGAAGATGAGAATGAGTTGGATCCAAATTAATAATGACAGATTTAAGTACATGTGATACCGATGAACTTAAAGATCGATTAAATCAGTTGCTAACTGAATTAGATAACACGTACAAAAAGCTCGGACCAGTTTTAGAGAAAATAGGAAGGCACAGAATAGAACTGGAAATTATCGAGAAGGAATTAAGTAAAAGAAGTGGCTAAGTTTCAAGATTTAGAAAAATGGCGTAGACCAGAAATGTTTCTAGCCGAGCTCTTGAATAAGAGTGTCCGAGGAGAACTCTCAGATAAGAGTGAAAATCCTCAATTATGGTACCGTGCCCTTGTTGTCGCAGTTGATGTCGAAGGTGGAAAACTTGAAAATCCAAAAGGCCAAGGCGTGGTCTCACATATGTTTAATGGTAAGAACGTAGACATTCCTGCACGCCTAGGACCAGTTAATCCTAGAAATAGTATAAAAGCGCGACTCATCACTGGTGAGTTTGATCAGTTTGTAGATGATGATGATTTAAAAGTATACTGGCCAATGATGGGAGAACATGATTCTATTCCCATTAAGCCAGATGAACATGTTTATGTAACTTTTGAAGATCGTAACTTCAATCATGGGTTATGGTTTGGCAAAGTTGCTGGACATGAAAATGTAAATTTTTTTAGAGGACAGGATTCATTCACATTAAATTCTGAAGATTCTAGTCTTGCTGCAAAGTTTGGTGATTCTCCTAAATCAGATGTTCCAGTTGCTAATAAAGATAAAGATGCAACTGGCCGCCAGATCACTCAGAGCCTGTCTAAGCTATTTGGAGGTTAATATCATATGTCCTATGATATGGTACAAGAGAAAGTCCCTCGATTCATTAAGAGGATCGGAGACAGAGTCTCTGAAGGTTCAAACAATGTATTAATGATACTCGGAACAGATAGGGCTGCACCAGGAGAAGCTGCTTTAGATTCTGGGTTTGGTCATATTAATGCTCAAGGTGGTGGCACGGCCGCCGGCGCCTGGCATGTTGTTGTTGGGCGGTCAGCTGAGAATCCGAACTTCTCTACAGATAATGGCTACATGTATGTTTCTATGAAAACAGATGTAGATAAGAATTCATCTTTAGAAGATATAGAATTTAATACAAACAGCGTCTCTGGAGTAATGATTAAAGCAGATTCTGTTAGAGTAATAGGAAGAAAAGATATAAAGATTCATGCTAATAAAACGTATTTGACGTTGAATGGTGTTGATACTGCAGTTCTAGAATCTCCTAAAAATATATTCCTAGGAACTAAAGCAGCACATCCAATACCACTTGGAGACAATCTACTTGCTAGATTTAATGCTTTTGTAGATGCATTTAATAATCTTGTTGACAAGTTCAATGCACATACACATCTTGGAAATTCTGGAGCTCCTACATCAAAAGCTATAGCTCCTGGAGGCCAGGGCGGTTCTGCAATTCCCAATCCTGCACATCCTGCGTTGTTATTGCCTCCGCCAGCAGGTCCTGGTATACCACCAAGCATGGCAAATCCAGTAAAATTATTTGTTCCAGGTGGATCTGTGGGTGGTGCAACTAAAATGAAGCAATCTGATCTTTCTAGTTTTAGTAAGACGAAATAAGAGCTTAAAGTACAATCTAAAAATATCATTCTGATGGCCTATTTATCGTAAATGTCCATTGGATTCACTTTACCATTTCAGAAATCTACAGGTTCACTAGGTCATTTTCAGATGACCAATGATGAAATTTCTGCATTAACTCAAGATGTTCGTTCTATTTTAGTTACGAATTGGGGAGAAAGAGTTATGCATTACAACTTCGGTTGTAACTTTAGAGAATTTCTTTTCGAACCAATTCGTGGTTCTGAATTAAAATCAAGAATAGCAGACCGTGTGTTGTCACAGCTTGCTATGTGGCTTCCAATATTAGCTATAAATGAGTTAAACATAATAACATCAGAAGACAATCCTGAATTAGATGGTAATACAATAGGAATAATGATATCGTTTAGTATTCAGAAACGACCTGATCTCAAAGGTAAAGAGACGTTTTTAATAAACATATGAGGAATTGATTGATGGCGAATTTCTTAAGAGATAAATCTATTAAATATCTTAATAAAGATTTTGATAGTTTAAAACGAGACTTAATAGAATATACGAAAGCACATCATTCTGGAGTATTTCAGTCATTTAATGAAGCATCTCCAGGAATGGCTCTTCTAGAGCTTAATGCATATGTTGGTGATGTTTTATCATATTACATGGATCAGGCTTTTAATGAGCTTAAGCAAGAAACTGCTAGACAAGAAAAGAATGTTGTCTCATTTGCGAAGTCACTTGGATATAAACCCAAAGGTAACAGAGCAGCAAGAGGAACGGCACACTTCATATTAGAAGTTCCTGCGACTACTAACACTATTGGTGAAGTAGTTCCTGATGATATTTACTCGCCGATAGTCAAAAAAGGTGCACGTTTATCAGGTCCAAACTCGTCGATATTTGAAACACTAGACAACGTTTCTTTTTCTTCATCATTTGAAAGAGATGTAACTGGCTCACAGTTTGATTCTACAACTGGTTTACCTACTCACTTTGCATTAAGGAAGTCTGTTCCTATAGTTGCAGGTGAAACAACTACAGACAGTGTTTCTATTGGAGCATTTGAGCAATTCAAGACAATCGAACTTAGTGAAAAGAATGTATTAGAAATTATTTCAGTAACTGATAGTGACGGTAATGAGTGGGTCGAAGTAGATTATTTAGCACAAAACATGGTATTTGATGACGATGTTAACACAAGTTCAGATAGTAGTGAAGTACCATATATTTTAAGATATATTTCTGTTCCTAGAAGATTTATAGTTGACAGAAATCCAACTACGAATAAGACAAGCATTATATTTGGATCTGGTGATGGTATAAGTTTTGATGATGAGCTTATTCCTAATCTTGCAGATTTAGCTCTTCCATTAGCTGGGCGTGCAACATTTACTTCGTATCCGCTTGATCCACAAAATTTTATAAAAACAAGAGGGTTAGGACTAAGTCCATTTAATACAACACTTACTATCAATTATAGAACTGGTGGCGGATTAGCAACGAATGTCGCACCAGGAACAATTAAAAGCGTTTCTCAAGCAGTATTCGATTTTTCATCGACAACATTAAACGCATCAACGAAATCAAATGTTGAAGGATCGCTTGAAGTTATAAATCTTGATAGAACAGATGGTGGTGGTCCACCTGAAACTATTAGCGAGATAAAAGCCAACTCAGCTGCATATTTTGCAACACAGAATAGAACAGTTACTGCTGAAGATTATATTGCAAGAACACTTTCTATACCTGAAAAATTTGGTAAACCAGATAAAGTTTTTGTTAAAAAGAGTAACACAAATTCTCTTGCTATCGACTTGCATGTCTTAAGTCGTGATAGCAATAATCATTTGACAACAGCATCAACGAATCTTAAGAACAATATTAAAACATATCTTGAGCCTCACAGGATGTTAACTGATGGCGTTAATATCTTAGATGCTAAAATCATAAATCTTAAAATGAATTTTGGAATAGTTGTTGGTTCTAAGTTCAATAGATCAGAAATTCTCGCGAAATGTTTATCAGAAATTAAAAACTATTTTGATACGAATAGACAACAAATAGGTCAACCCATCATCATATCTGATTTGTCTGCAGATCTTCAAAGCATACTCGGTGTAATATCTGTTTATGAAATTAAATTTTCAAATGCGATTGGTTCAATAGATGGTCTTGATTATTCTACTACAAGATTTGATGTGAGAGCAAATACAAACAACAACATTATTTATTGTCCAGATGATGCAATATTTGAAATAAAATATCCAAATAGAGATCTTAGTGGAGTCGCAAAATAAATGATTTATAGAATTTTTCCATCTAAAGATACTTTCATTACCGATGTAAAGAAAAGTGCAGTTCCACAAACTGGTTCCAACTTTGGTGCATCTGAGATATTAGATTTATTTAAAGTCTCAGGTGTGTCTGGTACCACTGGTTATGCGGCGTCATCAAGCATATCAAGGTTACTTATTCAGTGGGATCTGAGTGAGCTAGCTAGCCTCACAGCATCAGGTAAAGCTCCATCAACAGGATCCACTTATAACCTTAAGTTGTTTGATGCAAGACATTCAGGAAAAATGCCGACTAGTTTTGATATTGAGATTGCACCGCTTACAACAGCATGGGATGAAGGAAGAGGTCTAGACAACGATACATATCTAGATTTAGGTGCAGCTAACTGGGATAAAGCTACTACTACTACATGGTGGACTTCTACTGGTAGCGATTTTTCTACGACTAACACAGCATCATACAGTTTTAGTTTAGGAAATGAGAATGTAGATGTAGACATATCAAGTATTGTAGGTGCATGGTTAACTGGATCTTTAGTCAATAATGGATTGATGATAAGATTTACCAATACTGAAGAGTTAAATAGTACTAATTACTATCATAAAAAATTCCATGGTAGAGAAACATCTTTCTTTGATAAAAAACCCACAATAGAAATGAAATGGGATGATTCAATTAAAGATGATCGTGCTACATTCTTGTTTGGAGTGTCTAGTTCACTTTATCTTTATAATAAACAAAGAGGACAGTTAACTAATATAAGTGGAGTTGGAACAAGTGGTCAGGTTTTATCTGTTGCAATTAATGATTTAAGCGGAACTATTCAAAATGTTTCAGCATCTCATACGGGATTAACAGGTATCTATAGTGCGTCTATAGTATTAGCAACAGGATCACATTCAGGATCAGCATTCTCAGATCGTTGGCATCTAAATGGTGCAACATATATGACTGGAGCTTTTACTCCTCATAATGATGGCCCCTTCTCTAGTAATAATCAACAACAATATATCGTGAGTATTAAAAATTTAAAGAAGAATTATGAAAATAGTGAATTAGTAAGATTTAATTTATTTGTTAGAACAAGAAACTACAATCCTGCAGTTGTGTTAACAGGCTCACTTACCCTGAATAACACAATAATCGAAAAGGGTTACTACAGAATAGACAATTTTACAACAGGAAAAGAAGTAATTCCTCTTGGCACTGGTACAATTGAGACAACAAGATTATCATATGATCAAAATGGAAATTATTTTAATTTTCATATGAATACATTAGCTAAAAAAGAACTTTACAATATTGTCTTTTTCTTTCAAATAGATGGACAATTACAAAAAATTAATCAAGATTTTAAATTTAAATTGATTTAATAGGAAGTACAGAAAATGAGTAATGACCTGTTTGATCTTTTTAGAGATAAGTTAAAGTCAGAGGGAGATCTTGTTGCCACTGATCCCCATACGCTTAACTCTATTTCTTCAATAGAAGAAGAACGGGAATTTGCATTAGAAAAAATTTCTTCGCTTGAAGAAGTGAAACTAAAAGTAGATTATTCTGACTTTTCTAATTTCGTATTTTTTAATTCTGCATTAGATTATTTTAATATTACTGGAGAAAAAATATTAAATGAGTATCCATTTGATGGATCACGTGATGAAATAGAAAAATTTACAAAGTCACTTGATGGTTATCAAAGACATATACTGAACTCATGGCCAGAGCATAAAGGGTATTTGCATTTTGATTCTTCAATATCAGCATCGTATATCTTAGTAGAAGATGTTGGTACCGAGTTTGGTGTATCGCGAGGAGGTATCTTAAGCCCCGGGACAGGATCATTAACCATTGAGGCATGGATCCAACCAGCCATAGCAATGACAGGCACCGAAGACATTCAGATCATTGTGCAAAAATACAAAGCAGACACAGTAAGTACTTCAAGAGCTTATACACTGTTCCTTACAGGATCGAAAATTGGGTTTAGTGTTAAATCTGGTTCAATAATAGATGCTGTCTATTCTGATTTTGTAGCAGGACAGAAGACGTACGTTGCCGCAGTAATGAATAGATCATTGCATACTGGTTCTATTCAAATAATAACAGGGAGTCAAACAGAGTTTCCTGTAATTGTTAATTCAGCATCTCTTACGTTTCATACTCAGCTTTACTTAGATTCAGGTAGTTTGTCTATTGCTTCTGGAGCTGGTGATTTTAATACAATACAAAAAAATGTTCTGTATTACACAGGATCATTAGATGATGTACTAATATGGAAAAAAGCTAGAACACTTAATGAAATAAGCTCGTCATTCAATGTTAAGCATTATTCCCAGAAGGGATTAGTTGGATTATGGAGATTTAATTCTACTGGATCTGCATATGAATTAGAACGTAATAAACTAGTAACTGATTATTCAGGAAGAAATTTGCATGGTCGCATCCAAAATTATTTTCCTGCACTTAGAGTTTCAGGTACATTATTATTAAGTGAGATTGGTGATCCAGTTTTAGATGTAGGTACACCAGCTGTTACAGCATTTATTAATGAGATTCAAGCGTCTGGCAGTCTTTACGATAGAAATAATGATAATAAGTTAACTGAGTATCTTCCTCAAAGTTTTTTTATATTAGAAGAAAAACAATTTGGTACAGAGCTTCTTCAAAATTTTCTATATGTTATGGCTCGTCAATTTGACTTGATTAAATTGCATATAGATCAATTTTTAAACATATTAAAAGTTAACTATGGAAAGTTTGATCAAGCACCAGACGAACTTTTAGATGTTGTGGCAAAGTTTTTTGGATGGGAATTTACAGGAAACTTTTTAAATGCAGACGCATTTCAATATATCCTTGGTAGAAATATTTTAAATGGAATTAATTCAAATACAGAAATTGAAAGCAAACTCCATGATATAAAAAATGAATTTTGGAAAAGAGTTTTATTAAACTTAAACTACGTCTATAAAACAAAAGGTACAAGAGAGAGCATAAAAGCTCTTATGCGTTGTTACGGACTTAATGATAATTTTGTTCGTATTAAAGAGTATGGTGTATCTAAAACAGTAGGAATATCAACTGAACGAATTAACGCAGAGAAAAGCGTTGCTGCATTAGGGTTTGGTTCCGGGAGTCTAACTGGATCAGTATGGGTCAATCTTGCAGGACAGAATGTTCCTACTGCAAGTTTCTCAGTTGAAACAAGAATGAGATGGCCGCTAACATCAAGTGCAGATATACCAGCTACACAACTTAGTGGAGCAATCTGGTCGCTTACAGATGATAGTGGAAGTTATTTAACTTTAAGATTTTATAAAGATTCATTAGGATCACAAACTGGATCATTAATATTGTCATCATCTGATAAGAGTAGTACAGTTAGCTTAACTGGTGCTGGAATCTTTAATAACAGATGGCAAAATGTTT